ACAACTCTTCTCCTGACTGGGGTGGAGGAGCTGGTGGTGGTATCTGGTGATGGGCAAGATGCAACTGCAGAAGCATTCTTAGTAAACATAACTCTAAGTGGTGGTTCTCCAGTGGCATCTGCAGTCATACGAGGAGTTGTAAAAGAAGGTGAGATAAGATCTATAAACATAGTTGATGGTGGATCTGGATATGATGAAGATAGGGTATCAGTTGTTGTTAGTGCTCCTGACAATCCTGGTAGAATGGCACAACTAACTCCTACTTTTACCAATGGAACATTGACTGCTCTTAATATAGTCAATGGTGGTTCTGGATATAGGAGCGTTAAGTTAGTTGATATTACAAATGCTGGTACTGGATATACATCTGCCACAGTAGCATTCACATCTGCACCCGTGGGAATTTCAGGATCATTTACTGTACCTGAAACAGTTACTGGTAGTACTAGTGGTGCGACTGCAAACCTTGTAGAATGGGATGCTAGTGAAGCTTGGGTCAAACTTAAATCACCTACTGGATCATTTATAATAGGTGAATCTATAGTAGGATCAGAGTCTGGGGCTACAATTGTGCTAGATAGTAGGGATGAGCAAGCAACTGCGGATCCTAAATACTCTGAAAGTGTCACCTTTGAGAGTTTTGGAGATGACATCATTGACTTCAGTGAAGGCAACCCATTTGGATTATCAGGTAACTTATAATGTTAGGTGCATACACATACAATAAGATTATTAGAAAGTGCGTCATAGGATTTGGAACACTCTTCAATAATATAGAATGTAGAAAAGAGAACAAGGACGGTTCAATATACAGTAGGATGAAAGTTCCTCTAGCATACGGTCCTCGACAGAAATTTTTAGCAAGATTAGAACAACAGGCAGATTTAAACCAAAAGGTTGCGATCACAGTTCCCCGTTTATCTTTTGAGATGACGGGTATTTCGTATGACAGTTCTAGAAAACTTGCTCCAACAACATTAACTGTAAAAGCAAAAGATGCTTCTTCAGTTAACAAACAATTTACACCCGTACCATATAATATTGATTTTGAACTTAATGTTATATCTAAAACTAATGATGAAGCGTTAGAAATATTAGAACAGATTCTACCAGTCTTCCAACCCTCTTATCAAATCACTATTAAGATGGTTGATGATATGAATGACTACAGAGACATTCCTATTATATTGAATAGTATTAATTACAGTGATGACTATGAAGGATCTTTTGATGATAAGAAAATTACTCTAGTCAGTCTCAGTTTTACAGTCAAAGCATACATCTTCGGACCTGTAGGAACTCAAGGACCTATCAAGAAAGCAAAGGCAGATATCTATACTACTATGCCTTCCGACACAGCAACAAGACAAGTTGCTTATCAGGTTACACCAAGGGCACTTACAGACAAAGACAAGGATGGTACTGCAGAACTTTCAGGAGCAATCACTGCAAGAAACCTTGTAATCGAGGTTTTAGATTACAGCAACATTCCTACTCAATCTTATATTGAAATTGGAAATGAGGTTATGTATGTTAAAGCTAAGACTTCTCCAAATAAATTACAAGTTCGTAGAGCACAGAATGGAACCAAAGCTGCACCAGCTGCTTCTGGTACTCCAATAGATCTAGTTGATGCAGCAGATGATGCATTACTAACTGGTGGTGATGACTTCGGATTTAGTGAGACTATATCATATTATGAATAACGAAGACATGACAGGATTAGATAAAGCGTTCGAGACTGTGGAAGCAGTCTCAGCGGAGGTAACTCCTGAGAAACCACAACCTGTAAAAAAAGTGGAAGGAAAAGACGAGATACAAGATGACTATGAATACGCCCGATCCAATCTTTACTCCTTGGTGGATAAAGGACAAGAAGCTGTCAACGGTGCTCTTGATTTGGCTATGTCTTCTGATCACCCTAGAGCATACGAAGTTGCTGGACAACTCATCAAACACGTAGGTGATGTTGCCGACAAACTTATGGCACTACAGAAGGACAAGAAAGCTGTCAAAGAAGAGAGTGCTAAGAAGGTGGTGACTAACAACTCACTGTTTGTTGGTAGTACTGCTGACCTCCAAAAGATGCTTAAGAACGCATCGAAAAAAACGGATAAATAGTTACATGGCATACCAAAGAAACGACGAAAACTGTGACCCCGTAAGTCCCCAACCAGGCAAGACTACGGTAAACCAATTCTCAGGTAATGAGGGTTGGAGTACAGTAACGTACGAAAACTTCAACGCTGACTATCAAGCTCGTAATACTAACAATACTGCGAGAACACCTGGTACATTTCAAGCAAGGAATACTAACAATACTGCTAGAACTCCTGCAGCGTATCAGCGTCACGATGAAAATTGCGACCCAGTAACAGGATGACGACTAGGATCCCTACAATGTACGGAAGGTACTATGTTCTCACATGCGTATGGCGTGGTAGAGAATTTGATATCACTGTCTTTAGATCTAAGTTACAAAAACTTCAAAGACCTCAAGCACAGCGTATCGCTCAGAGTATCTACCCTAACAGTAAGGTGATCAAGTTTCATGAATCTGATCCTACTGACGGACCTGTTATACTAGCAACAGAAGGTTCATTAGCACAAGCAAAAAGAAATATCGGTAGAGATCCCGATAAGAAAACTTGTTGGAAAGGATACAAGGCAAAAGGAACTAAGATGAAGGGCGGTAAGTCAGTACCAAACTGTGTCAAAGAACTTGCTGACTTCATGGATGAAGCAAAGTCAAAATCCAAAAAGAAAAAGACCCAAGTAAATGATGAAGACAAACATGATGCAGGTAACTTACCACCTGCAATGGGAGGAATTTTTGGAGAGGGTGCTGCATGGACAAAGAAGTCTGGTAAAAATAAAGAAGGTGGTTTAAATGAGAAAGGGAGAAAATCTTATGAAAGAGAAAATCCTGGTTCTGATTTAAAAGCACCATCTAAAAAGAAAGGTAACAAGCGAAGAGCAAGTTTCTGTGCTAGAATGAAAGGCATGAAAAAGAAACTTACTTCTAAGAAGACTGCATCTGATCCAGATAGCAGAATAAACAAATCTCTAAGAGCGTGGAACTGTTGATCATGAAAACAAGAATAGACGAATTAAAATCTGAACTCCGAGTAGTAGAGGCATTTCGAGATGTTGGGCGTGCCCAAGTCTTGAAATCCATGCTACAGTATGAACTAAAGAAGGAGGAGTTTAGTCATGAGCGAGGTACCAGAGGATCGTTTAGATCTTGATTGGATTGATTACGAAGGAGTAATCGGTTACGATCAAATTGAAAAACAATTTACGCTTCAAATAAATAAACATCTGTATTGGTTTGATACCAAACAGGAAGCGGAGAAATTTTTAGTAACACATGCCGACTAACAACACAGATTTTTACTTAGGCAATCCCAACCTTAAAAAAGTTGGGACGGATATAAATTTTACCCAAGAGCAAATACAGGAATACCTCAAGTGCAAAGAGGATCCTGTATATTTTGCTATGAATTATATCAAGATTATATCTCTTGATGAAGGTATTGTGCCATTTAAAATGTGGGACTTTCAACAGGAGTTGATTGAGAAGTTTCATAAACATAGATTTAATATAGCAAAACTACCTCGACAGACTGGTAAGTCCACTACGTGTGTGTCTTATCTACTTCACTATGTCTTGTTCAATGACAACGTGAACGTTGGTATTCTTGCCAACAAGTTATCTACTGCTAGAGACTTGCTCGGAAGATTACAACTTGCTTATGAACAGCTGCCCATGTGGATGCAGCAAGGTATCATAACATATAACAAAGGATCAATGGAGTTAGAAAATGGATCTAAAATCTTGGCTGCGTCTACCTCTGCTAGTGCAGTCCGAGGTATGTCTTTCAACATTATTTTTCTGGATGAGTTTGCCTTTATACCTAATCATATTGCCGAGCAATTCTTTAGTTCTGTATATCCTACTATCACTTCAGGTACCAAAACAAAAGTCATAATCATTAGTACCCCTAATGGTATGAATCATTTCTATAAGTTATGGGTAGATGCACAGAAAGGTAGAAATGGATATGCTTGGAACGAAGTTCATTGGTCAAAAGTGCCAGGTAGAGATGCGAAGTGGAAAGAAACAACTATAGCAAATACATCTGAACGACAGTTCACTCAGGAGTTTGAGTGCGAGTTCCTAGGATCTGTCGACACTTTGATTACAGCATCTAAATTAAGAACTCTAGCTTATGACGATGTACTAACAACAAATGGATCTCTTGATGTATACGAACAACCAATATCTAATCACGATTATATTATATGTGTTGACGTATCTCGTGGTCTAGCACAGGATTACTCTGCCTTTGTGGTAATTGATATTACGCATGCACCTTGGAGACTAGTAGCAAAATATAGGGATAAAGATGTAAGACCTATGCTATTTCCAAATATAATTTTCAATGTAGCAACCAATTATAATAAGGCATATGTTTTGACTGAAGTAAATGATATAGGGGAGGCGGTGTCTGCTAGTTTG